CATCATGGACGCCGAGAACCGGGAGGTGGTCGCCGAGTTCGTGGACCCGAACATCAGCACCTACGACCTGGCGCTTGAGATCGCGCAGATCTGCCGCAAGGTCTACAAGGGGCGGAGGGAGCCTCTTGTGGGGTGGGAGATCAACGGACCGGGCGCGAACCTCCAGCACGACTTCGAGCGCGCGCAGTACCGGACTGTGTACAGGGAGCGTCAGACGGGCACGAAGAGCGAGAGTCGTACACGTCGGGTGGGGTGGAACTCGACCAAGCGCACCAAGCGGGTGCTCCTCGGCGGGTTGGCTCGTGCCATGGCGCAGGGCGAATGCTGTATCCCGAGCGAGGACACACTCGACGAGATGCTCGAATACGTGGTGCTTGAGGATGGCAGCATCGAGGCGGGCAGCCGGCGTGACGAACAGTCGGGTGCGCGAGAGGCTCACGGCGACCGGGTGATCGCGACCGCCGGGGCGCTGATGCTCTGCGACGAGGCCGGGTACACGGCCGAAACACCCCCCGCATACGAACGGGATACCTTGGGGGCTATTCTGAAGCACGATGAGATCCAAGATGGCTAAACGCAAGCGCGGCCCATCCCTGTCAGTTGGGCGAGCAGAAAAACTTTCGGTCAAGGCGGGCGGCGGGCTGACGGCGAAGGGACGTGCCAAGTACAACCGGGCGACCGGATCTAACCTCAAGGCTCCGACCAAGGACAAGTCGAGCGGCCGTCACAAGTCATTCTGCGCTCGATCGCGGTCCTGGAAGGGCGAGCGCGGGCTCGCAGCACGCAGAAGGTGGGGATGCTGATATGGCAAAGAAGAACTCGCTCGTCGGAAACATCAATCGTCGTAAGCGTCTGGGCATCTCGCGCCCCAAGTCGCAGTCAACAGTCAGCGCGAAGTCATATTCCGCCATGAAGCGCGGATGGAAGAAGAGGAAGTGATGCCGAAGGTAGGAAAGAAGAAGTTCCCGTACACCGCAAAGGGCAAGGCCGCAGCCAAGTCCTACGCGAAGAAGACTGGCAAGAAGATGTCGAAGAAGATGGGCTACTGATGCCGTTCAAGAGCAAGGCACAGCAGGGCTTCATGTTCGCCACCATGCCGAAGACGGCCAAGAAGTGGGCGAAGAAGACCAGGTCCATGAAGAGCCTCCCGGCTCGCGCGAAGAAGAAGGGAGGTCGCAAGTGAAGAAGGGCAAGAAGAAGGGCGGCAAGAAGTGTTGATTCGCACCTCCAAAGGCGACTATGTTCCGATCTCATCTGTTCATCACATCTCTCCGGTCGGTGGTGACTTGGTTCTCTACACGACTTTGGGGCAGACATTCCACGTGTCGGGCGCAGACGCAGAAGCCGTGCGCTCCCTCATCATCACTCGGCCGGCAAAGCCCGGCAGGAAGGCCACGCATGTACGGCAAGAAGAAGAAGGCGGGTAAGAAGGTCGGCGGATCCGCCGGAAACCGTCGCGGCATGCACGGCCACGACAAGGGCGGCAAGGGCGGCGGCTTCGGTGGTGGCAAGGGCGGCGGCTTCAAGAAGTGATCGATGCTTTCATTCGACCTAGCATCCCTTCAGCGTGAGATTGACGCGGCGGAAGACTTCCGCGATCGCCACATCACCGAGTGGCGGCGTCTGATCGAGCGTTACCACGGTCCTGCCTTCAAGCCAGGAAACGAATCCGAAGACGATCCGGAGAACTTCGTGCATGAGTACGTGGCTTTGCTGTTGCCGCGCATCATCCACGACAGCCCGAAGATTCGCGTGAAGAGTGCTCGCCCTGTCACGCAGGGCCAAACGGCCCCGCTGATGCAGGTCGCCATGAATCGCTGGGTCAAGATGACCAAGTTGCGCCGCACGCTTGAGCGAATCGCGGTGGACATGCTTCTCGGCTTTGGCATCGGGATGGTGGTCAACGAGCCGCGCAAGGGATACCGGGCATCGGACGATGCAGATCCGTTCCTGCCTCGCCTGTATCGCATCAGCCCGGATCGGTTCTTCATCGATCCGGCAGCGACGAACACGGAAGATGCCCGGTATATGGGGCATTGTTGGACGATCGACAAGGAAGACCTCCTTGCGATGGCGGATGCACAGGATGGTTGGAACGTCGAAATCATCGAGGGCATGGGAGCCAACAGCGGCCTCGACGAACTGCGTGATGACCTGGACACGCGGCGCGAAATCCCTGATCGCAAGGAACTTGTGTTGTACGAGGTGTGGGTTCCTGAAGTGCGCGATGCTGCGGTCGAGGCCCTCGACATGGCAGCCGGCGGAGGTCTGTTCAACGGCACGATCTACACGGTGCTGAAGGGACAGTCCTCGACCGGAAAGGCGACCTACGAGTTCGCTCGTGAGCCTCGCCCATACTGGGGCCCGCGATCGGGCCCGTACACCATGTTTGGCGTCTACACGGTTCCGGATGACCCGTATCCCCTGTCTCCGATCTTGGCCCTCGTGCCGCAAATGGATGACGTGAATGCCCACCTGCGGGCCATGCGGTACAGCGCGAGTGCATACAAGCGCATCGTCGCGGTGGACAGCCGTAACCCCAAGTTGGCACAGGACATACGTGACAAGGATGACCTCTTTGTGGTCATGGTTGATGGTCTGGATCCGACCAACGTCGTGCCGCTCGAGGTGGGTGGCATCACGCAGCAGCAGGTGGAGTATTCGCAGCAGGCGCAGGATCGCCTCGACCGGGTGTCAGGCATCCACGATGCCATGCGCGGCAACGTGACCGGGCAGCCCACGGCCACCGAAATCGCCATTGCCGAGAGCAGCAGCGGCCTTCGCATGGCCCATCTCAAGAAGCAGTATCAGGAAGCCGTCAATGACGCCCTGCTGACGGCTGCGTGGTACTTGTTCCACGATCAGAAGGTCATGTTCCCGCTCGGCCAGGATGGCGTGGCTGTCATGGGTGAGGCGGAACCAATCTTCAGCCCGATGGTTCTTCAGGGAATGTTCGACGATCTCGAACTTGAGATCGAGGCCATGAGCATGGAGCGCGTGAGCGAGGCCGTCATGCAGCGCCGCGCGATCGAACTTCTGCAAGTCATTGGAAACATCAGCCAGTCGGTGATGGCCGCGCCCCACGTCAAGTGGCGCGAGGTGATGAGCCTCGTCGGAGATGCGCTCAACATCCCAACTCTCGGAGATCTGATCGACGTGAGCATGGCAAATCAGATGCGCGCCGGCGCGGCGCAAGGCGCTGCAATGCAGTCATCGCAGCAGCGACAGGGCGAGAGTCCGCAGGCCATGATGCAGAAGTCCATGAACCGCACTTCGTAAATCGACCATGCCACTGTATCCTTTCATCAATGCCGATGGCTCGTGCGCTGAATTCGTGTTCAGCATGAAGGACGCACCGTCAATCGGAATGACTGTCACTATCGATGGGACGGACTGGGTTCGCGTCGCGAGCGACTTTACGGTCGATCCTGGCTCGAACAGATACCAGTACCCCTATGTGTCGAACGCACTTCCTCGCAACCTCGAGGGGTGTCCAAAGACCAAGCAGGGGAAACCTGTTGTCATGTCGCGGCGACATGAACGCAACATCGCCGCACGTCACGGATACGCCAAGGACTAGGACACGATGAGTGAACCCGAAAGCCAGGTTGTAGAGGTCGAGCAGGACAACAAGCCTGCCGACGCTGTCACTTCGTCAAAGCAGACCGACACCGCAGAGGAAGACGCAATCCTCGATCGGCTCATGTCCAGCAACGATGATGTTGCTGAACCGGAGCCTGTGCCGGCCAAGGCCGAGACACCAGAACCAACCGCCGCACCGAACCCGGATCGCGCGCGGGCAATCGCCGCCCTCAAGAGGGATGGCGTTCCCCAGTCCATCATCAGCCAGACGAGCGACGAAGATCTGCTTGCATGGGGGCTCAAGGCCGCCAAGCGACAGGCCGACGTCGATGAGTTCGGCAACAAGATGAAGGAACTGGAGAAGAAGGTTTCCAAGTCAAGCGATACAGCGAAGAAGGAAGACGCGGCAGAGCAGGAGGACGGCAATGATGCCGAACCCTCCAGCGTCGTCGAAGAGTCCGCTTCAGACGCCAACGATCCGCTTCACGACGTGGAAGAACTTCTCGGAAAGGACGCTGCCAAGCCGTTGCGGGCCATGGCTGACGAACTTTCCAAACTGAAGCAGTCCCAACAGGATCTGGTTCAGCAAGCGTATGCGGTTCAAGCGGAGTCTGCCGAGTTCAGGTTGCGAGGTCTATATGGCGACAAGTCGCCAACCACCGAGCAACTGCACGCGGAAGTCGCCCGACTTGGATCCGCCAAACCAGGAGCATTCACCTCGGTGTTGCAGATGGTGACGGAGGCTTTCTCCAATCTGACCGGAGTCAGCCCAGAGGAGGCGAGTCGCGCCCCCGCGAAGCGATCGAACGTGCAGCCAACCCCGGCAAAGGGCGTGTCCCGCGCCGAACGGCCCGTATCGAAAGCGGATGCAGAAGACGCGATCCTCGAAGCCCTGCTTGATGGCAAGCCCGCCGCCGAAGCACGCCGATTGACCAGAAAGTGAGCAAACCATGGCTGGTACCCCCATCCAAACCTTCAATGACTTTATGAACGCAACGGGTCCGACGTACATCACGTCGGCGGACGCAGTGATCAACGAGGCCGTCAAGAACACCTACGCCTTCAGCCGTCTTCTCAAGGAGAAGACCAGCGAAGCAACGGTGCAGGGCGGCAACGAAATTCGCGACGTCATCATGTTTGATGACTCCTCGACCTACGATCACTACCTTCCCAATGACACCTTCAACTGGCGCAACGCGCAGACGCTCGACACCATTCGAGTGCCGTGGCGCTTCAGCATCGACCACATGGCGTGGACTGACCACGAGGTCGAACTGAACGGTGGCGAAGGCGCTGGCCGCGATTACGTGAAGTCGCAGTACAAGCGACTGAAGCGGACGAAGGAACAGCGCATGTGGACGAGCCTGATCAACGGCTTTGAGAACGATCTGTGGGCCACCACGTTCGGTAACTACTCCAACATGGAGTCGTCCGGAGGTCGTCTGCCTTACAGCCTGCCTGCCTTCATCACCGAAGTTCCTGACGCCGGCAACACGCTCGGCCTGCGCGGTGGCAAGCCCATCGGCTGGACGAACGTGATGAACATCGACGTCAGCACCGAGGATCGTTGGACCAACCAGATCTCGTACTACGACCCCGACATTGCATACAACGCTGCCAAGGTCGAGGCGACGGGCGTCCAGAACGTCGGAACTGGAGCGAACGATTATTCCACCACGATCTTCAATCTGATCGCGGCGTTCGATGACATGTTCCTCAAGTGCGACTTCCAGCCCCCGAGCACCAAGCAGGAGTACTTCGAGAAGCCGGTTCTGAATCGGCAGATGATTCTGTGCTCGCGTCTCGGCCTGAACCAGTACAAGTCTGCTCTCCGTAGCAGCAACGACACGCTGGTTTCGTATCAGGATGCTGCGTACAACAATCCCGCGTATAGCGGCATTGAACTGATGTACTGCTCGAATCTGGACACCGCTGCCATCTTCCCAGGTGGAACGAATCGCACCACGTACAATCAGAACATCGACGCAAGCACGACTGGCGCAACTGAAAGTGCGGCTGTCGATGAGGGTGCTCGCTACTTCTGGGTGAACGGTAACTACCTGACCCCCATCTATCACGCTCGTCGCTACTTCGAGAAGCACGACGTGCTGCGTCACCCCAACCAGCCCTTCACCTATGTGCAGGTGGTGGATTGCTGGTGGAACCTGTTCTGCAACAGCCGTCAGCGTCAGGGCATCGTCGCCCCGCTGGACTCCACTGCCACCTGAACCTGAAGGGGGGCGGTCGGTAACCCCGTCCGCCCCCATCACCACACAGAAAGGAATCAAACATGATTCTCGCTCCCACCTCTGGTCCGATCGGCATTTGGCCGCACGGACACGTCGCACGAATGATCAACCGCTCCGGCGGCGCTCTTGTCCTCGGTGATGTCGTGATCAATTCGTTCAACCACACCAGCGCCGCATATAGCGCGGCTCCGGAAAATGATGCGGCACTTCGACTCTCTCCATTCGCGTCCGTCAAGAAGGCTGATGGAAATGCTGCTGCGTCTTCCGGCGATGGCGCGCACTCGCAGGCCGGATACATCGGCGTCGTGGTTGGTCTCGGTAACTTCGTCGGCGCTGATAGCACCGAGGTCGATGTGCAGTTCGGCGGCATTTGTCCTGCGACTGTGTTCGCAAGCACAAACAACGTCGTTCTCGGCTCAAAGTTGTTCTTGAGCGATACGGCCGGTCGGCTCGGTAACGAGGGCGACTCGGCAAATCCCGACACGACCGTCGCGATTTCTCTCGGTGCCGTGACTGCCGCTGCAAGCGGAACGATCAACGTTCTGCTGTTCAACGGCCCGATCGATGGCACTGCTACTGCCCTGACGTGATCTGACTTCAGAAAGCAACACCCGCTTGGGGGGGAAACCCCCCAGGCGGATTTCAATGCCTACGTTCATCGAAGCCAAGAGACATGCGATCCTTGCAGTTGGCGGATATCCGTCGCTGGCTCCGGGGCAGACGCAATCTGCGCGCCTTGCGGAGATCGTGAATCAGGCTGGACAGCACCTATTCTCGAGGCCGTGGCGCTTCCGTGAACGCACCACGAAGTTCATCAGCCTAGTAGCGGACCAGTCGTATGTGGCATTGCCATCAGACTGCGAAGAATTGCTGTCGATCATTTCGACGCAGTCTTTGGGATACCTGATCGAGATGGTCACCCCAGACCACCTCGAGCAACTCCGCCAACTTGGACTGACCATGACGGGCCCTGGCGTGACCCATGCATGCTTCACCCGTCCACCGCCAACAACCGCCGGAGATGCTCTCCCAGCGGCGCGCATGGATATCTATCCGACTCCATCTGCTACCGTGGCGGATGCCATTGCCGTGCGATACAGGGCTGCGTGGGAAGAGATCTCGTCCGGAGCGGCGGATACCTACGTCATTCCTATTCCGAAGTACGCAGACGCCTTGCTCCTCGCGTATGTGCGAGCGTTTGCACAGGCGTATGAAGACGAAGGTCTTTCGATGAAGATTGCGGAAATTGAGGCAGGACCGCTACTTGCAACTTCACTGACCAAGGATGGATTGTTGCAGCGCGACATGGGTCGCATTCGACCGACACGTCCAGCAAACAGTTCCAATTGGACTAGGCCCGACTACGGATACGTCCAGAACCCCAACTAACCAATGCGATTTCGCGGATCATACAACCCATCATTTGTCTACATGACGAACGACATCGTGTATCACGATGGCTCCTCGTACATCGCCAGCAAGGTCGTGACCATCAATACGCCACCCCCGGCGGACGGATGGCTTGTGCTTGCGTTGGGAGGTCGAGATGGCAAGCCAGGACTTCTCGGTTCAGCCGGCGCAAATGGTCAGCCAGGCCGAGGAATTCCGGATGGCGGGTCTGTCGGTCAGGTTCTGTGCAAGACCGGAAATGACTTCTGCGACGCCCAGTGGCGCACTCTGGAGGCCGGTTCGGTTGGTGCGGCTGCTGCCAAGCATCGGCATTCGATTGCAGAGATCGACGGCCTTGAGGCAAGCCTTGGAATGAAGGCCAAGGCGTGGCACGAACACGACTTGGATCAGGTGCATGGGCTTCGCGCGGAATTGAATTTGCGCGCAGCGGTCAGGCACTCGCACACAAGTGAAGAAATCTCCCCCGGCAACATGAGGTGCACTGCGCTGTCGATCCGCTCCAACGCGAATGCGACCATCGCCATGAGTGGGGCAGATGGATCGTCTGGTGTGATCATCACGCATGACACGTATGAGACGTCGATCGACTCGACCGTTCCCGTCAAGATCGATGTGCAGGGACAGGAAGCCGCCGTGTTCCACGCCGGAAAGGTGATGACGCCTCTTCCGGTGTTCTGCCGCAAGATCAACACGACCGAAGGAATCAACCTCGGGAATGCATCCACTCCGAAGAGTGGCAGCGACACCGGCCAGCCCGGAGACGTGCGCTGGGACACGAACTACATCTACGTATGCGTTGCGCGAAACACATGGCGCAGAACAGCACTTGAAACCTGGTGAGGTAAGACATGCCAAAGGGTGATTTCTACAACACGCTGAATGTGCTCGCGCAACTCAAGACCGAGCCGCGCGCGCTGCAATTGGCTTCGACAACCAATGCGACAGTGACCGCAAGTGCAGTGGCAATTTATGCGACCACGACTGTTCCTACGGCGTCTGGACGCGCTGCGTCGCATTGGATTCGCACAGAAGGCATGACATACATGAAGATCATGCCGTTCATTGCATCAACGGCTACAAGCCCAGCCATTCGCATAATTGGATGGGATCAGCATACCTCCAGCGGCCTGTATGTACCGCAAATTCTGTGCGATCTTTCGATCACGCTCACTGCCAACGACAACACGATCAACAGCGCATCATTGCGCCAGGCGCGGTCGTTCACCAAGAACAATGGAGACGCAAAATTGTTCAACAGTGATGCAACGCACCTGTCTGGTGCGTTTGCGCTCATCGATACCTGCGGGTGTGGACTGATTGAAATCCACTATCGCGCAGCGAGTGTGTCTTCATCGCCGGCTGCGAACATGTTCTATTCAAGCCTCTGATGCATAGGACGCGCACATGGGAAATGGTCCTGCCGGAGTTGCGAGTTCGCAACAGAATTCTGCCCGTTAGTGGAGGCGACGGCTCCACGCTGTCGCTCGACTTCACAACTGGCATCCTTGACCCGCGCTTCACCTTCTCGCGCAGTACCACGGCCACCTTCATCAACAGCCAGGGGTTGGTGCAGTACGCAGATCACAACCTGTTTACAAATACCGCATGGCTTGGCTCTACGCTGCCAACAAACTGGAATCTGCTCATTGGAACTGGAACCATAACTTGGAACGCCAACGGTTCGGTAACGATGACTGCCGCCACAAGCCAACGTCCAGCAATCTACCACTCAACCATAACTACCCTCAATCCCGGTGTGCCACACACTTTTGGTTACTTGGCTACGGGTGTTAGTGGCTCTCCTACGATTTCACAGATTATCAACAGCACCATTGCTGGCGAGACTTATGCAATCAATGGCGTTACGGTTGCATCTTCTACTGTTGTACAGAGCAACGATGTGGTGTCATGTACTTTCACTCCAACCACAACCAATGTGACCGCACGGATTGGGCCGGGATCAACCAGCCCACTATCGGATATGAGTGTTACGGCATCTAGACCACAATTCAATGTTGGTTCGAGTTTGCAGCCATATGCTGCCAACACCAGCACCGCTGCCACATACCAAGCACCCCGCTTCGACTATAGCCCAACCACCCTCGCGCCTCGCGGGCTGCTGATCGAAGGCAGCGCGACGAACTTGATTTATTGGAGCGAATCATTTGACACGACAGGTGCAGCAATCAACTGGAATTGGTCGTCAGTGAATGTCACACGAGGAACGGTCACGACTACGGCACCAAACGGAGCAAGCACAACCGTAGTCAAGATTCAGGAAACAACAGCGACTGGTTTACACGCCCCACTAATTGTTTATTCAAGCCTCACATCTAGCGTGTATACGGTTTCGCTGTTTGCGAAGGCTGTAGAGCGGCAATACCTATTACTCTTTGACAATGGTGGAAGTTCTGCAAATGCGATGTTCAATTTGTCCGGAAACGGTACGGTAGTTAGTGAATCAACTGCGGGCATCGCAACGATCACGCCATACCCGAATGGCTGGTATCGCATCACAATGCGAACGCCAACCCTGACGAACATAAATCTACAGTTCCGACTCTCAACAGACGGAACTACGACCTCATACGCAGGAACACTAAACAGCGGCGTGTATATCTGGGGCGCGCAACTCGAAGCAGGATCCGGCGCATCGTCGTATATCCCGACAGGCGCAAGCCAAGTGGCGCGAACAAGGGATGAGATGACGATGGCTGACATCTCCGCTCTTACCTTCAATCAAAGCGGCGGAACGGTGCTAATGCAGGTAGAAGGAAACCCCCGCGATCAAGGTGTTTTCCCGCACTTCGCCGGGTTTGAGCAATCGCCATCGGGCCGAGGATGGAACTTCCTTCGACTGAATAACACATCCGCTGGCGTGTTGCGAATGCTTGGAACGGCGTGGAATACCGCAGGCGGAACGCTCATCAACGGCTCAAACCACACGCGACCCGCCGGGCGGTTCAAGTTTGCTACGACACTTGAGCCATCAGTTTCATCAGTTTCTCGGATGACTTATGTGATCAACGGCGGTTCCGCATTGGTTGATACCAGCACGGCTGGAACACTTGCAACAATCGGCTCGCTGCGATTCAACAACACAACTGACACGGCGGCCACCGACTTTTCGTCTGTTTGGGTGTCGCAGTTCAAGTACTGGCCGACAGTTCTTCCAAACGCAACCCTTGAGAGTCTTACCGCATGAGTGATTATTACCTGCGAACTGAAACAGAAGCGCAAATGATTCGGTCGTTTGCGGACATCGGTGTTGATGTCCAGCGCATCGATGGCGAACGCAACAGCCTTGACGGTCAGAGAATCGACATCGGCTGGATTGGCCCTGTGACCCGCATTGTGGATGGAGAGACGGTTACCGATGCTCGCTTCCATGCGAACCTGCGCGTAGCCGGGGAACTCACTCCGGAACAGATTGAGGCCCTTCCCATTCTCGATCCACCTCCATCAAGTCCGATGAGGGTGTGGGCCTAACCAGGGTGCGACATGACCCTAGAAACAAACAACGCAACCGTACACCTGTCGTTCCGAGATTGGATCGCCATTGGCGCGATCGCGGTCACGATCCTTATTTCCCTTTTGGCGTCATACCTACACCACGATAGATTGCTGGTGCAGGTATCTACGCAACAGCAAGCCATGTCACACCGCCTCGACCGTATTGAGGCCAACCTTGATAGGAGCACACCATGAAGTTCTTTGAAACCACCAGTTGGAAGACCACGGGCGCAGGTTTGAGCGCGATCCTCATTGCCGTCGGCTCGGCCATCAAGGCCCTGACCGACAACGATCCGACCACGACCATCGACGTCGGCGCACTGGCGGCAGCCCTGATGGCCGGCATCGGCCTGATCTTCGCTCGAGACAACGACAAGACCAGCAAGCAGGTCAAGGCTTGACCTGGCTGGGAGACGTCATACGTGGCATCCTTGAAGCAATCCTGCGGCTCTACGGCGGTTCGATCGGAAAGACGGTCGCCAAGGACGCTGTTCGCGACGAGGCTGCTCTGCGCCGCGCTGGCTCTCGCATTCGTTCATGGATGCAGTCGCGTGACCCTGGTCAGCGAGGGGGCTCCGATCAGGGTCGGCCCGGAGACCAAGGCTAGGGTGTATGTCTATGAGGACGGGCAATGGGTCCTGTCATCTAACCAGGTGATCGTTCCAGAGGGCTGGTACTGCGTGCCGCCCTCCTACGTGGAGAACAAGTAATGCCGACAACGATTCAGATCCGAAGAAGCACACAGAATGAATGGAACACCAATAGCAGCATTGTTCTTCTCGCGGGCGAGGCTGGCTACGAAACCGATACCGGCAACGTCAAGATCGGTGATGGATCGACTACGTGGGCGAACCTTAAGTATCAGTTGCCATACAACACCGGAGCGCGTACTTCGGTACTCACTGACACGTTGACCATCGACAACGCCAACGATCGCGTTGGAATTGGCGCTGGTTCTCCGACAGAGAAACTGTCTGTTGGTGGCAACGCAGCCGTCAGCGGGAACATCACTGCTGGCGGCACTCTTGGTGTAACTGGAAATGTCGCGGTCAACACTTCCGCGTTTACTGTTGCCGCCGCAACTGGAAACACGACAGTTGCAGGAACACTTGGAGTCACCGGACTCACGACGCTTTCCAATGACCTCGCGATCAATCACACAGGAAGCGCCGACATCACTACGACCACGACCACCGCTACGGTATTCAATACCACCGCAACCACCCTGAACATTGGTGGTGCGGCTACAACGGTAGCGATCGGTGCTTCAAACGGAACCACCACCATTCCAGGATCATTGAGCGCAGGAGCAACAACGCTGTCATCACTTGTTTTGACAACGGATCTTGCGATTGCACAGGGAGGCACTGGAGCAAGCGACGCAGCGGGTGCACGGACAAACTTGGGATTGCTTGGTATGGCGCTTCAGGCGGCAAATGCAGTCGCGATCACTGGCGGAACGATCTCTGGCATCACCGATCTTGCGGTTGCTGATGGTGGTACTGGTGCAAGCACTGCGGCAGATGCTAGGGAAAACATCGGCGTGTATTCGGCTGAAGCGCAAGCGTCATATACCGGAACGCAAACGGTAACGCTGGCTCTGTCATCAGTTCCAATCGGCCAGATGTGGAGCAAGGTTTACACCCACACGCAAACTGGAAGCAACCAAACTTTCAC